GGGCAAGGAACGCAAGGACAACAAGCACGCTTTCCCAATTCGCCAGCAGAAACGCAATAATCTTCATGTCGCTTTCTCCTTTCAGCCGATGACGGAACAGGCGGATTCAGGGACCCAGCCCAGCCCGTCAATGTGTACGCCGCACTTGCGGCCCGGATAGTAATATTTCACCGTGAACGCGCCGTTCACGGTCTTTCCCTGCCCGTTTCCGTTGCTGTCCCGGAACAGGGGGCCGGAATACCGGACCCGCGCGCCGACGCGCATTTTCGCCGCGGCTCCGCTCCCGGCGGAGGTCCCGCCGACGGCTTGCACGTCCGCCGCGTCAACCCAGCCGTAAACCGTGGACCCGCCGCCGGGTTCCGCTTTAAGCTGGTACGGGTGTTTTCCCTTGTATGTCCCGATTACTCTTGCCGTTCCCGGTTTGCAGGCGGGGCCGGTCGCCGCGTTCGCGCTGGTGTAGTGTTTGGACCCCGTAAACCGCACCACGTCGCCCACGCTGAACGCCAGCGGCGCGGAGGTATCGGAGGACCCCCCGGACGTTCCGGGCCGTCCTGCGGGCTTTGTGTCGCTCCCTGCGGGGGTTTCTTCCGTCATGTCATAGGTGATATACGGCAAGCGTCCGTGTTTCGTCCACTTGCGCCCGTTCATACCGGCAATTTTCCCGATATTCAGGCACGCCGTCACTTGAACGCGGTTCAGGAAAGCGGGCGAACATTCAATGACCTTTCCGCCGCCGATGTAAACGCCGATATGACCGGAAAGCCAGACAGCTTCCCCGGGAATGATCTTCCCGAAATCGGTTGAAACGTCCTTGCAAACCCGAATCATACTGTCGGCCCCAATATCGGGAACGCCGTTCGACGTGTACTTTGCGCCGCCGTAGGTTTTGGACGCGTCGCCGGTCCATCCCCAAAGAATCCCCTTGATTAAGCAAACGCAATCGAACCCGAAAACAGGCGGTTTCTTGTTTGCCGCGGCGCGAATCATTGCGGTTCTGTCCGCCTTTTTGTTGTAACTGTGGTTTCCGCAATACCGGGACACGTTCGCGCCGGTCAGGGGCGCACCAAAGCACCCCATAACGTACAGGGTCGCGTGATTGTTCACAACGTCCTGCAATTTCTTAATGAATTCAGAAGCGTTCATTTTCCCCGTTCCTTTCCCGTCTGCGGGGCTTCCTGCCCCGCCCGTATCATTTGACCCGCCGGACGCTCCGGGCCGTCCTGCGGGCGCTGTGGCGCTCCCTGCGCCGTCGTAGGCGGTCAAGCTGTAATTCTCGACAATCTGAATCAGCTTGTCCGCGTATTGCGGGTCTGTGGCGTACCCTGCCGCCTTGATCGCCCGGCAAGCGGCTTTATAGTCCCGTTCTCCGATAACGGCTTTATACCGGGCCGCACTGGTCAGCAAGGCCGAATGATCGGCGACGCTCTCCGCCCAGCTGTCATAGGCGCGGAAAAGCGCCGTAATCGTGGTAAAGGTCGCGCCGTCGTAACATTCCTGTGTCTGTGCGCTGTAAACCTTTCCTTTCCAGCTTTTCCCTGCCTTGATTCCGAAAAGGGCGTTTGCCTTGACGGTCAGGCCGGATTTTCCCCATCCGCTTTCAAGAATCGCCTGTGCGATTGTCAGCGACGCAAGAACGCCGCTTTTCTTCATGTCGGCGGCGGCAAGCGCGCCCACCCGCTCGATGAATTCTTGATGTTCTTTTGTGATTGCCATTGCTCCGATCTCCTTTAAGGCTGAATGTTGTTCAGGTCAACGGGCATTCCGTCCGTTTCCGCCGGGTTCGCTTTTTTGATCTTCACAACGTTTTCCGCCTTTGCTTTCCACGAATAGAATCCGATTGCAACCGCCGTCGGCGTGGCGACGTAGGCAAGCAGAACCCCTAATTGCGACGGGTCGATTGTCACTACCCAAAATCCCAGCCCGAACCCGGCAAAATAGGTCAAGAGAACCGCCGAAAGAAAGAGTTTTGAAAACTCGATCTTTCCGGCGGTCCTCTTTTCATCCCCTGCGGCGTTCGCGGCCCGGCTCCGCGCCCGGCGGCGCTTATTGCTCCGCCGCCGCTCAATCAGCAACACGGCGGCAACCCCGCCGATCAGCCCGGCGGCAATGCTGAATAGATACCCCATGCCGCGCCGCCTTTCTGTCAGTCGTCGGAATGGTCCGCGGCCTGTTCCAAGCGGTCCAGCCTGTGGTGGGCCTGCTTTGCGGACGATTCAACGGCGGTCACACGCTCCGCAATCCGCAAATACTGTTCGTCCTGCTTTTCCTGCTTCCGCTTGATGTCGTCGGTGTTTGCCTTGATATACCCAATTTCCGTAAGAACGGTCGCGTCGGCCCGCGCTTCGTCCTCTGTGTCCTTTTTCCCGTTCCGGGCAAAGGCCGCATATCCGAACACAATAGCGCAAAGCGTAGAAATCACGCTGATAACCGGCAAAATTTCATTCATAGTCGTTTACCTCCCGTGAAAGAATTCTCTATAAATGCTTTTCAGTGAATACGGGGCCACTTCCGGCGGGCTTTCTGTCCAACCGTACACAAGGCACTCATAGTTCCAAATGGTCCACCGTGTTGTGTCCTCCGCCCAAATCGCAAAGGGGTCAGGCGGTTTCCCTTTCTTCCCGTACACGGCCCATTCATACGCCCAAATCAGCCACCGCGCCGTGTCCTCCGCCCAAATCGCAAAGGGCATAATGAAAAACCACAAAAGGCCGAACGCCGGGCAAATCTGCCCCAGCACATTCCCCGGCTGGTTGCTGTAATCCCAAACCCCCAGCCCCAGCCAAAGGTTCAGAATACACCCGGAAACGAATTCCACGGCAAGGACGATCAACGCCCCGATCACCGCTTGCACGATGACCGGGGCGCGGAAGAATCCGGGCCGCTGGTTGATTGCCCCCACAAGGACCCCGCAAAGCCCGCCGACAATCAGCATAGACGGGTGGGAGTATCCGCGGAACACGGTTTCAAGGGCGACATACGCCGCCCCCAAAATCGCCCAAATGGTCAAAACACGTTTCACGCCTTGCCGCCCCCTCCCGCCGCGGCAATGATCGCCGCCATACTCTTTGCAAGGTCCGCGGGCAGTTCCGCGCCGTACTTAATGGAATCCAGTTCGGCAAGGTCCGCCCGCGCAATCCACGCGTTTACGTGGTTGCAGTAGGTCCGGTGATAGAACACGTGCGCCGTTGCCGCCTGCGCCAGCGCGGTGAATTCCTCCGCCGGATACATTCGGCAAAGTTCCCCGTCGGCGTGGTACGGAACCGCCGCGGCCCCCTCCTTCACCGCCTGCGCCTGTGCCAGCAGTTCGGTTTGGTCGTGTTCGGTCAAACTGTAATGGGACCCGCCCACGTCAACCCCGGCGTAAATTGCCGCGGAACACTCCGCGCCGATCTCCTGTTTCTTCACCGCGCGGACCTGTTCAACGTTGTTCCAGTCGGAGGGCGGCTGGATTCCCAGCCGCTCCAGCCGCATTCCCCGGATACTGTCTTTTCTGTGCTGTACGCTCATTCAAAATTCCCCCCCACGGACGAAATAAAGCAATCGCCGCTGGCCCCGTTCCGCTTTACCTTGATACGGAAGTTGAAGCCCCATTCGGCGGCGGTCTTTGTGGTGTTGCTGAAAAAGAATTTGCTTCCGCTGTTGACGGCCTGCGTCACGTCCTCCCACGTGGGCGCGTCGTCGTTTCCGTTGTTGCAGGCTTCCACGGTAAACTCCGCCCCCGCGGGAATCTGCCGGGCAACGCTCATAATTGCCTTTGTAACCGCGTCGTCGGTCGCAAGCGGGGTCGCAAGCTGAAATTCGATTTCCGACACGTTCTTGCTGAACGTGTATGTCCGGGTGGCGGTTCCGCCGGTCCCGTCGTTCGCGGTGATTTCCAGCGTGTGCGCCCCGTTGGAAAGCTTCACCCATTCCGCCGCCGTCACGCTGAACGAATATGCCTGCCCGCTGGTGACGTTGTGGGTCCGCTTTACGGTCCCGTCGATCTTTTCCGTTACGGTCAGCGTTTGCCCGCTGTCCTGATCGGTGACGGTGTATGCCTGCGAAAACGCCCCGGTTTTCTCCCCGAGGTTCGTATTTGCTCCGCTGATCGCGGGCGGCGTGTTGTGGGTGACGGCCCGGACCGGGCTTGTGGTGTACGCGGAATCGGCTCCGGCGTTGTCGTAAGCCTTTACCCGGTATGCGACGCTCTGCCAGTTGGCGCTGGCGGTGTCGGTGTAAGCCCGGTTGATTCCCTTGTAAACCTGTGTCCAGCTTCCGTCGTTCGTTTTCCGCTCCAAAATGTACCCGGACACGCTTCCATCTTCATCCGTGGAAATGCCCCACGTGACCGCGACGCTCTGCCCGCTTAAAATCTGCGTCGGTACGCTGATACTTCCCGGGGCGGACGGCGCACGATTCCAAATGATTGTATATGCGCCGTCGGAATCCGGGTTATCAGATACCAAGATTTCAGATTTAAGATTACAAAGCGGGCGCGCGCCCCAGTAGCCGTAGTACGCGCCGTCCCAGTTCATCGCGCCGGAGGACCTGACGCCGCGGACGTTGTACGAAGACGACGCGTAAGCGTCGCAAAGCCAGTAGTACCAAAACGAATTTGCGTTGAAACTGCTGTTCGTGTACTCGCTTTTCGACACACATTCCGCCGTCGGCTTTGCCTGCCGGGAAGCGTCGTTCGTGAACAAGGCCAGCTTGCTCCCGCACGTCACGTCGCCGGTCAACCCCGCTTCCGTACTGGACATGAAAAAGATTTTGTCAACGCAAGTTTCCGTTCCGCCGCCGTCCACCGACGCTTTGCCGACGGTGTGCGTGGTGTTCAGCAAGGCCGCAAGGAAGTTCGCGGAGAATCCCGCAAGGAATCCCGCTTCCCCGTCGTATTCGTTGTAATTGCTCCATACGTTAGCGTTCGACGGGGGCGCGTCGGCGCTGTGCTGGGCGGCGTACCATTTGCCCGCCGCCGCTTGACTGTTCAGCCACCGCCGGATATTCGAGTAAATCCAGCGGTTATTTCCGTAGGAACGCCGGTTGCTGTCGCTGTTGCCGCTCTCGATAGCGTCAAAGCATTTCAGCGAAATAATGCGTTCCGTAATCAGGGTGACGGAATTTGCGGGATAGCCCGCGTGGTTCCTGTCGGCAATCTTCCAAATGATCGGTTTGCCGTTGTAAAGCGTGCCGGTGTCCTTGACAAGCGCGCCGACGGCCAGCGTGCTTAATGCTTTAGCCATTATGCCGCACTCTCCTTTGAATAAATTTCCGGGAATAGGTTCATAAAAAGTTCGTCCATTTCCCGAATAAGGTGATAGCAGTTGCCTTTTTCCGCGTGGCTCCGCCAGCTTCCGTAGGATTGTTCAACCTGTTTCAAGGTGATTTTCCCGGAATCCAGCAAATACCGTTGTTTCTTTAGCTTCTTTTGTTCATTACTCTTGCTTGACCTCCTAACTTTCCGAATCACCTTGCCCGTTTCGGTCAAATATGTATGGAATCCAAGAAAATCAATGCCGTTCCGCAACGGGAAAATGTTCGTTTTATTGTTCAAAGAAAGCCCCAGCCCCGCAACATACTTTTCGATCTCTTTCTTGCAATACTGCAAATACGCCTTGTCCTCATGGATTAAAAAGAAATCGTCCATATATCGCCCGTAATACTTGATTTTTAGCTTTTCTTTGATGAAATGATCTAACCCGGACAGATACATAACCGCGAACCATTGTGAAGTTTGGTTCCCGATAGGAATTCCGGGGTCCGGCGTGCTGTCAATGATTAAGTCGATCAGCCACAAAACGTCCGGGTCCGTGATGAACCGCCGGACCATTCTTTTTAAGGGTTCATGCCGAATCGAATAGAAGTATTTTGAAACGTCGCATTTCAAAACCCATCCGTCGGCGTATTCGGCGGGCGAAAGCCGCGGCAACCCCTCCTCCCGGCTCTCCCGCTCCGCCTGCGCCTTTCGTGAAAAGTAGTAGGACCGCATGAATTCTTCAAGCCTGTAAAGGCCGTCATGCGTCCCACGCCCGCGCTGTGAAGCGTAGTTGTCACGAATGAAGCTTTTTGAAAACGCTGGTTCTAAAACATTGTCACATAAAGAGTGCTGAACAACCTTGTCTTTGAACGCATTTGTCATTACAATGCGTTCTTTCGGTTCATACACCTTGAAAACGAAATATTCCGACATGGTGTACGTTTTAGTTTTCAGCAATTCAGATAATAGGGAAAGTGCTTCCAGCAAATTTGCTTCAAACTTTGCAACGCTGGGTTTCCCGCGCTTTCCCTTGCGGGCTTTCAGGAACGCCGCGTAAAGGTTCCCGAAATCGTACACCCTTTGAAAATCGCTTACTTGCTCCATAAATGGAAACTCCTTGCCGTGTATAGAATCGGCGTTGCGTCGGGCGCAATGCGCCACAACAACGCTTCTTCATCGGACCGCGCGGCGCGCCCGCCACGCGGCGGAAGCCGGTTCCCGTGGGCCTTGCTTCACCAATCCTGTATTTACCCCCGCGCTCTCACCGCGGCGGCGGGATATGCTTTCCTTTGATTGTGGTCCTCTGCTTTCGGCCTTTCGGCTTACTCGTTCGCGGTGTTCCACCAAAGCGGGCGCGCGCCCCTGTTGCCGTTGTACGCGTTGTTCCAGTTCATCGCGCCGGAGGAATTGACGTTGCGGACGTTGTACGAATTCGACGCTACAAGGCATACCCCAAGAAAGCCCCGCCCCGTCAATAGGGCGGCGCGTTTCTCCGTTGTGTTGTGACCCGCTCCCGATCTTTCTTCCGCCAGCTTGCCGCCATCCGCTTTACTTCGACGACGTAATTTGTCCATGCTTCGCATTGCTCTTTTGAAATCAGGTTGTTTTCAAAGGAAATTTCAATCAGAAACAGAACCGTTTTACACTTTGTAAGCGCCTTTTTCTGTTCGTACCGTCGTTCCCTGAATTCCTGCGGGTCGGATAGATCAAGTTCGTTCGCTTCCTGTATGTGCTGGAAAATATCAATCACAAGGTTTTGCAGGCGATTCACGACGGTAAACCGATACTTTTTCGGAAATCGCCGGTCATTCGTCATTAAAAACGTGTGCTTGACTAAATCTTTCGCCTTTGTGATTAAAATAAATTCGTTTTGCTCCCCGTTCCGGGGCGGATTCCCCATTGTAAGCACCGCCTTTCGCGGATTTCTTCAACCTCCGCCGGGTCGCCCTCCCACGTGAACCCGTGTTCGGTAACGGTAAGAACCGCCCGGCTCCCGGTGTAGGTGGTCCCGCTGATCGTCAGCACGTCAGCGGCCCCGCACCGTTCGCAAGGCGGTTCTATTTCCGTAAACAGGTTCCCGATCAGGCAGGATAATTCCCGCCGGGTACACGCGTATTCCGTCAACATTCAATCCGCTTCCTGTCCGCGTTCCAAATGCCCTTCGTCAGAACGATTCCGTCCAGAGAATCAAAGGACACAAGATACGGATTGCCGGTGATATTGTTAAAAATACCGTCCTCCACGCGGGCAACCCGGCTTTCAAGGCTTGCAACCGTGGCAAGCGCCGCCGCCGCGTCCGCCGCCGCCTGTGCCGCCTGTGCCGCGCCCGCGGCCCACGCTTCCCGGTCCGCCGGTGTAATATGTACGTCGGTGTCCTCCTTGTGTGCAATCAGGCCGGAAATTGCGGTGTTGATGTTCTCCATATTCGCGTGGCTTACGTGAATATCGCTGTTGTTGACGTGATTATTCAGGTCGGTTAAATCGGCCTTTTTGTCAAAGGCGGTCTTGTGGGCCGTCTGCGATTCATCATGTTCCCGCAAGTCCTTTTTCGTGGCGGTGATCGCGTAGGGGTCCACGATAAAGGTTATTGCGCCGGTATTGGAAATCTCAATGTGCATAAGCATTTCAATTTCACCCGCCGCGCCGCTGGTGATAATGACTTTTTCGGTGTCCGGGGTATTGCAAACGGCAATCATGTTCCCCTCTTCATCCTTTACGCACATTTCCCGGATAGTCCAGCCGCCTACGTCCGACGGGATCACCGCCAGAACGTCAATGATGTTCGGGGAATCTGGGTTGACGGTTACGCTGTTCACTTTCCCGCTCCACCGCTCATTCCTCAATTCCGTCATGTCCGCCGTGGGCTGGTAGTAGTAACCGCCGCCGTCGCCGACGGCAAGGGTCGTCAAATTGATCTGTTTTCCCTCCAGCACCGCGTCCCGAATCAGAATTGTTCCAAGGTCGGTGACAATGGTTCCGAATTTCTTTTCGTCAGGCATTTTTTACCCCTCTTTTCTGAATGGTTGAATTTCCAGTTTCCACAAATGCCGGGTATAAGCGCCGGTCAGCACCCCCGCACCCGCGGTCAAATGGTTAATTAAGAACGGGTCAATCTTGATTCTGTGCGCGTACTGTGCATATCCGCCGATCAGCGTTTTCCCGTCTGCGTTGACCTCTTCAACAAGTTTCGGTCGGATTTCAAGCCGCTGGGCATACTGCGTATATCCGCCGATCATGGACCGCGCTTCCGCCCTCATATTCCGGGTCAGGAACGGGCGGATTTCCAGACGGCGCGCAATGGACAGAGAACCGGCGACGAACAGAGTTCCGCCCGTTTCGATGTTCTCCGCAAGATACGGCCAAACCTCCAGCCGGGTCCCGATAGAGTGAATGCCGCCGACATGGACCGTCGTTTTCTTCTCCATCTTGAACCGTACAGCTTCCAAATGGGACCGCAAATTTTTATAAAATATGACCCGCTCCAAAACCGCCGCTTGCTGTGCCGCGGTTACTCCGTTTTCTGTGGCGTTAATGATGACCCGGAACGTGTACGGGTCGCCCCCATACTCGAACCACTCTTCAACCCGCGTTCCGGGAAATACGGCCCCCAGCGCGGTTTCTACGGCGTACTTTGTCCCCAGCCGCCTGTGAATTTTTACGCTGTCCTTGATCGTCTGCCGCTTTACCTCTATCGGGTACGAATGGTCGTACCAGTCAACGTGTAAATCATAGGCCAGAATATCAAGCGTCTGTTCGTCCAGTTCATCAATCCGGGCATAGATGATATTTCGCCGGATTTGCTGTGCGGTAATCTGTAATTGTCCGGCAATGGCCCGGCCCAGCGCGTTAATCTCCGGGTCGTCTTTCAGGGTAGGAGGAAGCGAACGGGTGAAGTCAACGGAATAAAGATCGTATTCATTCACGTTCCGCACCCCCGTTCAAAACCTCCGTTTCGCCGATCACCGCCACGGCGTTGTCGGCGACGGGGGCGAACACGGGGGACCGTACTTCAACGCGCTTTGCGCCCGTCTGCATAAGCAGGCTGGTCAAATACGACGGGTTCACGTCCCGCCCCATTTTTGCGGCCTGCCACCGCTGATACTCCGCGACGGCGGCGGCGACGTTCTGTGCCACCATTTCCGGCCCCAACGCTCCGCCCGTCTGCGTGTAGTATGTCACGTCGATGTTATACGGGACCGTTTCGGGGGCCGCGACGGTTACGTGATCGGTCAGGGGGCGCACCTTGTCCGCGCTCAAAACCTCCGAAACGGCTTTCAAGGCTTCTTCCCCCGGCAACTCTCCGCCCGCCAGCAGAACCCGCACGTCTACTTCCCCCGGCTCCGGGGAAGTCGCTTTCACGTCCACGATCAGCGCCGACGCACTCTTTGCGTAATACTCATACCCCCCCAACGGTCCGGCGGTCGAAAATGTTTCCATACTCTCACGAATACGGGCGTAAAAGGCCGCGTCGCTTTCCCAATCCGCGCCGCCCGCGCTTTCTGTGATGTTCTCCGCTTTTTCGTAATAGGGGAAAATATCAACAAGTTTTGTGATCTGTCCCGGAATAAAGCCGTTCCCGATCTCCCCGGCGGTCTGGCATACCGCCGCAACTTCCCCGGTCAGTCTCCCCGCCGGAATTGTCAGCGCGGCTATTGTCGCAAACACGATTTCTTCCCCTGCCGATAACCGGGTTCCCGCCGGAATGACGGTCGCCGTGTCCCGCTCGATAGACAGCGTGAACCGAATTGTCGTGCGGGCCGCTTCCGGCTCCAGCCTGTAAACGTCCTTGAAGAGTTCAGCAAGGGAATCTAAATATTCCCCCTCTGCGTACCGCGGCAAATTCTGTTTTGCCGAAAAGTCAATGTTCACCCGCTCTTGAATGATAATGTCGGCAATCCACAAAATGAAAAGCCGTACCGGGTCCGCCGGGTACAGCGTCCGCCCGGCGAACCGCTCAAACGCCCGAATCAGGCTGTTTGTCAGTGCTTCCGTGTCCGTGTCTACAAAGGAAATATTCGGGTATTGTCTAACGTTCTCCGTCAAGTATGTTCACCTCCACAACCGGAATCAGCGCGCCCGGCCTGCCCCCCTGCACGAACGACACGTTTTCAATCTCCGCCCGCGGTTCGTATTCCTCGATAGCGTCTAAAACCTCCGAAATCAGGACCGGCTGGGCCGTCTGAATCGGCTTGTCTATGAACCGTTGTGCAAGCCCGAAATTCCGATCAAGGGGGACAGAGAATTTCGGTGTTGAAATAATCATTGCGACATTCTGCAAAACCTCTTCAACCGTGGATTCCGGCGCAAGGTTTATCTTTTTCAGGCTGAACGCCTTTACCACATAGGCCATATACCGCCGCACCCCCTATCGCGCCGCATAAGAATTCATCGTGACATTGACCGACGCGACAAGCAGATTCCCCCGGTTGTCGTACCGTTCAAGGGCGTTTGAAAGTTTCGTGATGACCCATTTATTAGTGCCGTAGGCTTTCGGTCCGATCACAAGCCGGTGAACCTCTCCCCGGCGCATAGCTTTTAACAGTTTTGAAACTTCCGCAATCGGGTTCACCCCCAAAAACACGGAAAAGAACATGGAAAACGACATGGATTCCGTGTCTGGCCCCGTGAATTCTAAAAGGGGTTCTTTTAAGTGCCGGTCGTGGGCGGAGTATTTCACCCCGCTTTCCCATTTCAGCCCGTCAAAGGTTTTGACCGTCTGCCGCGAAACGGAAAAGGTAATGTCCCCCCAGCTTCCGATAATCGCCATTCGTTCAAATCCCCCCTATCACGAAACCGTCGCCGTCGTCCCGTGGAATGTAAAGGCAAAGCACAAATTCGCCTTTCTGCGGCAACCACGGCTTTACAATCAAATCGTGCTTGTGGCTTTCAAATTGCGGGTAGCCGCTCCCGCCCGCTTCATACTCCGTTCGGTACGGGGCGTAATATTCGGGAATCCAAGGCGGATTTTTCAACACCTTTAATTCCCCGGAAACAATCGTTTCCCCCTTTTCCTCGAAAATGACGCGGGCGGTCCGTTC